AACCCTGTAATCCACCCACCTGATTACGGAGAACGCTCATGGCAGGAACAGTGCAATATGATGTCTGGGCAGTAACCCCGGAACAAAGCAATACCGAGTATTTCAAGGCTTCTGGCACTATTGCCAGCAGTGGCTCGATTGCTTTGTTGGCAAACAATCTGGGTTACAACGGAACCGGATATAAAGTATCAATTACCTCAGATGGTGTTGAAACTGGCAAAACCTTTACCATTACGGGTTTGCGTGTTGGTTCAAACGCAAGTAATGTTTCGCCGCAAGTTGAAACGCTTTCCGGCCCTAGTGCCGGTATCGTCTATTCCGCAAATTACTACACCAGCATTCAAAGCATTTCTGTTAATGCTGGCTCTGCTGGTGGTGTGAAAATCGGATTCGGCGGTGACATTGCGTTTCCGCGTGCGCGTATTAAGAGTGGATTCTACCTCTCTGCATCGACCGCAGGCACCATTACTTTAACGGCTAAACCGTCCAACACGGTGATTATGAAACTGCCGACCGGTGGTGATACCAGTGTTCATAACATTATTATTCCGGGTGAGGGCATTTTGACCACCAAAGGCAGTAATGATGATTATGCGGTGCTTACGATGTCTCAAGTAGCCACTTCCAACATTACGCTGTTCTGCGGTTAAACGGAGTCGGTCATGGCAGGCAAAGACCCACGATTGGCAAGAGCCGGTGTTTCAGGGTTTAATCAGCCGAAACGCACGCCAAGCCATCCGAAAAAATCGCATGTTGTTGTTGCCAAAAGCGGTGACAAGGTGAAGACCATTCGCTTTGGACAACAAGGCGTGCAGGGTGCTGGCAAGAATCCGACATCGGCCAAAGACAAGGCCCGCAAGAAATCGTATTACGCCCGCCATAACGCTCAAGACGCCAACCCGGACAAGCTATCCGCCCGGTATTGGTCTCATAAAGTTAAATGGTGAAAGCTATGGCGACCAAGAAAAAATCTCAGGTCAACAAAGCTGGCGTTTACACGAAGCCCGGCATGCGTGAAAAGCTATTCAAGAAAATTAAGGCAGGCTCCAGCGGTGGTGACCCCGGTGAATGGTCTGCCCGAAAAGCTCAACTGCTGGCACGCCAATACAAGGCGGCGGGCGGAGGCTATAAGTCGTGAAAGACCCGCAACGCTCTCTCAAGGAATGGACCAACCAGAAATGGCGCACTAGCGATGGCTCGCCGTCAAAGGGCAAGAAACGGTACCTCCCTGACAGTGCGTGGAAGGCGCTCAGTCCCGCTGAAAAGGCCGCAACCAACCGCGCCAAAGCGGCTGGAAACGCCAAAGGCAAGCAGTTTGTTGCACAACCCAAGAAAATTGCGGCCAAAGCCGCCAAATACCGTTAGGAGATTTACATGCCCAAAGGTCAAGCCCCGTACAAGAAAAAAGAGAAAGATTTCGGAGAAAAACTCCGTGACAATCTCGATAAACTGCGTAAGCCAACTGAAGAAATTGGCAGGAAAATACAGAAAACTTTTCCTTCTATTTCCAATAAGTTCCCGGACAAGAAGGCTAAAGGTGGAATGATACGCAAACCGCAGGGCCGGAAACGCTGATATGGCAAAGGCCTCCTCCCGCAACTATACCCGTGAGCGTCTGAATGAAGACCCTCAGCGCGTGAAAGACCGTGCGAAGCGCAATGCCGCTCGCCGGGAACTCATGCGTGAAGGTGTGGTGCGCAAAGGAGACGGCAAAGTCGTTGACCACAAGAATCCGCTTAGTCGCGGTGGCAGTACCAGCAGAAACAATCTCCGTCCCCAGAGCGATAAGTCATCGAATCGGCAAGGCGGCAATCTTCAACCGAAATCAGCGAAAGCCAAAGGAGGAAGAAGGTAATGGCTGGAAGAATCAAAACTGACCCCGATGCTTTTTACAGAGTCATTCATGGTGATTCTGCATATCAGGATATTCTTGATAGCGGCAAAGTTCGGACAAATTATAATGCAAAGCCAAAGCCGAATACTGGAGGAGGCGTATCTCTTGCTAATAGACCAACTGCATTCCCTTCTTTTTCAAAAGGGGAAATTGCTTTAAGGTATGCTGAAAGCAATCCAAACCATTATGTAATTGCTACAAAAGACCCCTCCATCAAGCCGTCAACACGCTCTCGTCATGGGAAAGGCTCCACAATGTTCCCAACCGGAAAGGATGGAAAGCATTTGACTGAGCTACCGGCTGACAAGGTAGATGTGTACAAGCATGTTGGTAAAGGTCAGTATAAAAAAGTCCTTGAACGAGGTGCTGTTCCGAAACCCGGATTTGTCGAAAGGAACCTGCCGAATGTCGCAAAAGCCTTTGAAGAAGGGCTGACCACGCCAGCGGGAAGAAGCGCGGCAAGTCAGGCTGGCGCAAACTTTTTGAAAGGTGCTTTATCAAGTGGTAATGTTCTTTTTACTGGATTAACCTATTCTCCTGACTTAAACGCAGGAGAAGATGAGATAATCAAAAAAAGGATAGAGCGGGAAAGAGGAATATTGCGCCCAGAAACAGTTAATCAAGCATTTGAAACATTAGACAAACCGGCTTCTTACCGTCATGGCGGAAAGGTTTCCCCGGCAAGAGCCTCAGATGGCAATTAGTCGTTCCAGCATGGGTCAACAAATCGCCCGCCCGCCGGGTAAAGTTGTACCAAACGCCCTTCGTCAAGCCAACCCGAAAAAAGTTGAGAAAGTGATGAAGGAATTCAAGAAAGGCGACCTCCACTCCGGAAAGAAAGGTCCGGTCGTGAAGAACCCGAAACAGGCCGTCGCCATTGCTTTGTCCGAGGCCCGTAAGGCCAAGGCCAAGAAGAAGAAATAACATGAAAAAGAAATCCAAATATGCCGCTGGTGGCCCTATTGGCCCAGAAGTAATGCCGACCCCACTGCCTCGTCCGTCTGACTTCCGTGTTGGACCGTTGCAGTTTGGTGGCGTGGGTGGTGCCAATATGCCCGGAAATATGGGTAACTACAGTTCGCCTATGAATCGCCCAATGTTAAACGATGGTCGTCCAATGCGCGAACAGCGCGGCATGGAAAATATGCGCAAAGTAGTTAAAGACCGCTTAGAGGGAATGCCTGAAAAGTTTGACGGCATGAACAAGCGTATGCGCCCAAATGCCCCGGCCCCTGTTGGTCCGGGTGGTGGTTACAAAAAAGGTGGTAAAATTGACGGGTGTGCCACTCGTGGCATGACAAAAGGACTGAAAAAATGAAAGGCAAAGACCTATTAGGTACGATTTCCCCGCTGTACGGCGCTGTAACGGGCCACGGGGCGTTTGGCGGTAACATGAGCGCGATGGGTCTCCTGTCCAAGCTCGGCGACCGCAAGAAAAAGAAACCCGTGTCGGAAGAGGTGGCATCTGATGTCGCCAATGCCGGTGTGGCAAAGTTCAAAAAAGGTGGCCGTGTTGACGGCTGTGCTATCAAAGGCCACACTAAAGGCCGCAACATTTAACGAGGTGATTTATGGCAAAAGAATCCAAAGCAATGATGAAAAAGGAAATCGCCTTTATGAAGTCCAAAGGCGCTCCGAAATCCATGATTAAACATGAAAAGGCTGAAGCCAAATCGATGGGCAAAGCTAAGTCGAAAGGCAAGAAAAAATGAAACCGCAACTTCGTGGTGGCAACGGCGGCGGTGACTCCGAGCCGATGGTCGAAATTGAAATTGATATTGGTCCGGAATCCGAGGCTCCTGAAACCCCGGAATCCATGTCTCCTATCGGCTACAAGAAGGGCGGTCGTATTGACGGCTGTGCTATCAAGGGCCATACCAAAGGTACGGTGCGCTAATGGCTACCAGTGGAACAGCGACATTCAACCCGGAATTCTCTGAGCTTGTTGAAGAAGCGTATGAGCGTGCCGGGCTGGAACTGAGGACGGGTTACGACCTCAGAACGGCTCGCCGTTCCATGAACTTTATGGCGCAGGAGTGGTCGAACCGGGGTATTAACTTGTGGACGGTCGAATCGGCCACAATGACCCTTACTGCCGGTCAAATCACCTACGACCTGCCACTGGACACCATCGACATCATTGAGCATCAGATTCGTTTAAACAATGGCAGTACGACCAGTCAGGCGGACTACACCATGACCCGAATTTCGGTGTCCGAGTACGCGCACATTAACAACAAGAATACACAGGGCCTGCCCCTGCAAATCTATGTTGACCGTCTGCGCACCCGCCCGGTGATATACCTATGGCCTGTACCAGATGGCACCCAGCCTTATACGCTGGCCTACTGGTACCTGCGCCGTATCCAAGATGTGGGTACGGGTGGCTCAAACACGATGGATGTCCCTGCCCGCTTCCTGCCGGTTTTGGTTGCCGGTCTGGCCTACTACATCGCCATGAAGAAGCCGGAAGCCTCCGACCGTCTGGCAATGCTTAAACAGGTCTATGACGAGCAGTGGGAATTGGCCTCCGGAGAAGACCGCGATAAATCCTCATCCCGGTTCGTTCCGCAGATGGGATACATTGGCCGGAGCATCTAAATGCCCGGTGCATATTCATCAGGTAAATATGCCCACGGCTTTTGCGACAGATGTGGACAGCGTGTTGACCATTTAAACGCAATGCGCCAACTGGTCATTAACATGCTACCGACCAGTATCCGAGTGTGTGACGAGTGCTGGGAACCTGACCAGCCACAGCTTCAACTGGGACGAGTGCAGGCTGACGACCCACAAGCCTTGCGGAACGCCCGTCCTGACACGACCTACTATGCGCCCGGAAACGATGGCGCAAACGGCAGTCGTCAGATTCAGTGGGGCTGGAACCCTGTTGGTGGCGCTTACAGTTATGTTGACCCGCTTACCCCGAATGAACTGGACATGGCGGTCCAAATAGGCGAAATTACCGTTGTAATTACCTGAGTTTAAACAATGAACTATTCCCAGCTTTCCCAGCTCATTCAAGACTACTGCGAGACCACCGAGGCCTCGTTTGTAGCTAATATTCCGACCTTCGTGCAGGTCGCCGAGGAGCGCATCTACAATAGCGTCCAGCTCCCGGCCATCCGTAAGAATGTCACCGGAACCATGACTTCCGGGAACAAATACCTGTCCCTGCCCGATGACTGGCTGGCGGCGTTCTCCTTGGCGGTCATTGCCCCGGTTACGCAGGCTCAGACCTTCCTTATTGACAAGGATGTAAACTTTGTTCGGGAATGCTATCCAGACCCATCAACGGCTGGCGTTCCCCAGTATTACGCCATTTTTGACGACAATACGCTCATTCTTGGCCCGACCCCGGATGCCAATTATGGGGTCGAAATGCACTACTACTACTACCCGCAATCAATTGTGACCGCTGGTACCTCGTGGCTTGGAGACAACTTTGAGACGGTGTTATTATATGGTTGTCTTCGTGAGGCCTATATCTACCAGAAAGGCGAGTCTGATGTAGCGACCTATTACGAGAACAAGTACCTTGAGTCGCTCAATCTGCTTAAACAGCTCGGCGATGGCAAGGATAGGCGCGATGCTTACCGTAGTGGACAACTTAGGATACCCGTACAATGAAAGGCGAAACCGGCTTCGGCAATGTTGGCAATGTAAATGTGTTTGTGGCAGACAATCGCGGCTTTACCGCCGAAGAAATAGCCGACCGCGCCATCGACAAAATTATTTTCGTGGGCAACGAGAGCGCCCCGGAAGTTCGTGAACAGGCTCTTGCACATAAGTCGCAGATTCATAAAGTTCTTTTGGCCTATCTTCAAGAAGCTCAGGCCAATGAGCGCACAACCATCTGTAATAAGCTGTCCGAAGCAGGCCTCGGCGATGCCGCCGAGTTCGTCAAAAATCTTTAAGGAACATCGTCATGCCCATTTCTCAATCCATCACCACCTCGTTCAAGACTGACATCTTGAGCGGCGGTATGAACTTCAACACCACCAACCGTGCGCTGACGGTCAATACGCAGGACAAATTTGTCATTGCCCTGTACACCACCTCGGCAAGTATTGGCCCGACCACCACTGCCTACACCGCGACCAATGAAGTCCCGAATGGCTCCGGCTATACCACGCTAGGTAAAACCCTGACTATCTCGCAAGTCCCAACTTCGACCGGAACCACGGCGTTTACGGATTTTGACGACATTAGCTGGACATCGGCTTCGTTCTCGGCAGATGGCGCGTTGATTTACAACGCTACCAACTCCAACAAGTCGGTTCTCGTTCTGAACTTTGGTGGTACCAAAACCGTTACCAGCGGTACCTTCACCATTCAGTTCCCGACCGCTGATGCTTCCAACGCTATTATTCGTATCGCCTAATAGATTCTGACGGCTATTATGGCCGACATAACCGTACCGGTTGAAGGCGTTGTAGCCGCTACGCTCTACCCTCAAATGGGGTGGGGCGATGTGCCGTGGGGATTTGATGGGTTTGGCTCAACAGGTAACGCGGTACAGGTTACTATTGTCCCGGATACCATTGTTTCGGTTACTGGCGAGGTTGCCACAGTATCTGTTGGCACTGTCACTGTAACCTCTAGCCCTACAGTTGTAGTCACTGGCGAAGTTGCCACGGTATCCGTTGGCACCGTCACGATTATCTCCAGCCCGACAGTTGTCGTTACTGGCGAGCAGGCAACCGTATCCGTTGGCACGGTAACGGTTTCTTCCAGTCCAACAGTTACGCTTACCGGGGAGCAGATTACTGCCTCCGTTGGCACCGTAACCATCGTTTCCAGCCCAACCGTGGCTGTGACCGGCGAGGTTGCTACGGTATCCGTTGGCACCGTTACCACGACCTCTGATGCGACGGTACCTATAACTGGAGAAAGTTTAAACGCATTAGATGGTACAGTAACGGTTTCTTCCAGCACAACCGTCGTTGTTACTGGTGAAGTTGCCACTGTTTCGATTGGCGATGTCATTGCTGGCGCATCCGTTACTGTTGAGGTTACGGGAGAGCAGGCCACCGTTTCGGTAGGCGATGTCACTGTAACCTCTAGCGCTGTAGTTGATGTCACCGGAGAGGAACTGACAGCATCTGTCGGAACGGTTGCAATTACTGAAATTGAAAATGTTGCCGTCACTGGAGAGCAGGCTACTGTTTCTGATGGCGTTGTCACCGTATCGACAAGCGCAACTGTTGTCGTCACAGGCGAGCAGATTGCCGCATTGGTAGGCGATGTAACCGCAACCTCCAGCACAGATGTCTTGGTTACAGGCGAAACCGCAACCGTATCTGATGGCACCGTAACGGTTGTATCCAGCCCGACAGTGGCCGTAACTGGAGAACAAGCCACCGTATCGGTAGGCGATGTTTCGATAACCTTGAGCGCCTCGATAGATGTTACGGGCGAGCAGGCTACTGTTGATGTTGGCACAGTAACGGCTTCCATTAATCAAACAATTCTTGTTACTGGTGAGCAAGCAAGTGCATTAGTTGGCAATGTTACAAACAATATAAGTGTTGAAGTTATGGTGTCTGGCCTCCAAGCTATTGCAATGCTTGGAAGTGTGAATATTTGGAGTATCATTAACCCAGACCAAAATGCTAATTGGCAAGATTTAAACGATTCACAATCTGGTGTATGGATTGATGTTGACAGTACACAAAACCCAAATTGGTCAGACATAGCGGCATAAGGAACCCTCATGGCAATCACATACAGCACGAACTTAAAACTTACTCTTATCGGTACTGGCGACCAAGCTGGTACATGGGGTAATACCACAAATACAAACCTCGGCACGCTGATTGAGCAGGCTATTGCAGGCTATGTTTCACAGACCGTTGCAGACAGCGCAAGCTCTACCAGTTTAAGCATCGCTGATGGTACTTCCAGCGTGGCACGAAACATGGTTTTGGTCTTGCAAGGCGCATTGAGCGCCACACGCGACATCATTCTGCCGACTAGCACCAAGCTCTATTTCATCCATAACAACACCTCCGGTGGCTTTGCCGTTACCGCGAAGTGTTCCGGACAGACTGGTGTCAGCATCCCAAATGGTGCGAAAGTTATTTTGGCCTGCAACGGCACCGACATTGTTGAAGCGTTTAACTACTCTGGAAGCCTTATATTTCCGACTTCTGCAACCATTACAACGCTATCAGGAACCACGCTTGGATATGGTAGCGCAAGTATTACCAATGCCAGCATAGCCAGCGGTACTGTTACCAATCTTCGGGCAACGACCTTCCAAGGTGGTTCTGCAAGTATTACCAATGCCGATATTGACTCTGCCGTTATTGGGATACTTACCAATACAACATTCTCAGGCGGCTCTGCCAGCATTACCACGGCCAATTTTGCCAGCGGTACTGTTACCAATCTATTAGCAACTACCTTTTCAGGTGGTTCTGCGAGCATCACAACCGCAAGCGTTGCCAGCGGCACTGTTACCAATCTTTTGGCAACTACCTTTTCAGGCGGTTCTGCCAGCATTACCACTGTTACTGGCACAACTTTTGGAACCACGGGCGCATCACAAATTCGTGGTGCAAGTGGAGCTATCGGCCAGCTTACTGTAACAAGCGCAACCATAACAAACCTGAATGTCACCAGCCTGACTACAGGAAACTTCCCGTTACCGACCTCTGCAACCATTGCAACCTTGTCCGGTACAACGCTTGGTTACGCTTCGGCAAGCATTACAACCGCAAGCATTGCTAGTGGAACCATTACCAATTTGCTGGCTACTACTTTCTCAGGTGGCTCGGCAAGCATAACCACTGTTACCGGCACTACTTTTGGAACAACGGGTACTACGCAACTTCGTGGCGCAAGTGCCGCTATTACTCATCTTTTTGCCACTAGTGCAACAATTAGCACACTTACATCAACTAGTGCCAGCATTACCAATGTAAGCATTGGCAGTGGAACTGTGTCTGGAAACTTTAACCTCTCCGGAGGCACAGCCAACGGCGTGGCCTACCTCAACGGCTCCAAAGTCCTGACCACGGGGAGTGCGCTGACATTAAACGGTAGTGGAAATCTTAGTATTGGTAGTACTGCGACATCTGCTCGTGTAACCACAAGCTATACTGCGCCTGCTTCTTTTGCTAATGCCGCGACCGACTTCATTCAGCAATGGCAAACTGGTACAACTAATGCAATAGGAATTGCGATAAGTACGGGCGATTTAACATCGCGATTTGTAGTAAACAATAGCTATAAGTTTGCTTGGACTAATTCTGCTTCCGACCTAATGACGCTATCTGGCGCAGGTAATCTGGGTATTTAATTCAACTGGTAAACTCTGGCGGTACTGCTTATGTTGGACTGGATAGTTCAGTCGGTGGCTTGACTAGCGCGTATTCTTTGAATATGTATCATTCAGGCGCGTATCCTATTACATTCAGCACAAGCGGTACAGAGCGTATGCGCATAGACAGCGCAGGCAATCTGTTGGTCGGAACTACGACAAGCCCCGGAAGTCCAAACGCACAAATTGTTGCGGGTGGAACAACAGACCCCGGAATTCAATTAGCAAGCACAAGCGGTGGCGGTGGTTTAATGCTTGGCTTTGCAAGTGGTGGAATTGGTTTTTATACATACACAGGTGCTGTTGGCTCCGAAAGTTACACAGACCGTATGCGCCTAAACAGCTCTGGCAATCTGGGTATTGGTACTACTTCGCCAAGTAGCAGGCTAGAAGCAAGTGGCGCAGACTGCGTTGTAAAATCTAGCGCGACTAGTGGGTATGCAGGCTTTTACGCAATAGGAAGCGGAACAAATAATTCCTATCTGTTTCTTGGCAACACGACTAGTGGAGAGCAGGGTCGCATAACTTCTGAAAATGGTGGCGGTCTTGTATTTAGCAACGGCTCTGGCGCAACAGAGCGTATGCGTATTGACAGCTCTGGCAAGGTGCTTGTCGGAGCAGGCGCAACAGCATCACTTGGAAAGCTTGTAGTTAGCGAAGCATCATCTGGTACGGCT